CCTGCCTCTAAAAGTTCTTTAAGGATGTTCCCTGCTGGAGTTTTAAGTACTTCTACCTTACCCATAACATCATCACCCTTCCAATATACATCTCTTATGATATGTGAAGTGTTTTTTAGTTCAACTACCGAAGATTCAGGATGGTCTAACTCACCAAACGCTCTACTTTCTTTAATTTCTCTACCTTTGTACTTTTCCACTTCTCTTTCTAAGATACCCTTTGGATATACTCTACCATTTTGATTTTCCGCTTCAGCTCTTTGTAAGACACCATTAACTATCAATCTACCATTGTTATCTTCCAATGATTCATTGATTTGCCTCTTAGTCATCTTAAAAGGAATTGTATCTATAAGTAATCTTCCCATTATGCTCCCCAAACTTTACGTTTTTTATATAAATCAAACATGATTTGTGCTACTTCATATCTAATAAGTAGACGAATATTTTCCAAATCTTTGTTTGTAAGTTCTTCTTTTAATATTTTCTTTTTAGAAATCATGCAGATAGTTCTTTTAAGTTTCTTGCAACTTTTAACATACGTTCTGATATCTTTCCAAACCTCTTTTGAGTGGATTTCCAATATTGCCCATTATGAACACCAGCTTCAGTCTTTAGTTTAGCATTTTGATTAACGATTCTTTCTAACTTAAACATCATACTATTAATTTCTTTAATAGAGTGATTGATTTTTTGATGTTGTTTTAGATTTTCATCTTTTTTAAACTCTTTATAAGAAATTTCATTAATTTTATTTTCTAACTTACGTTCTAATGATTCCAATTTCTTTGAGTTCATCTTTGATTCCTTTGCTTTCTTATATCCTAATACTTCAATGTGGTCAGAATCTAACTCATCCTCTTCTTTACTCTTTGAAAAAGCATATGGAGTTTTTACTGGGCCTTCACCACCATCTAAGTTACCAGTTACATTGGCTTCTTCGATTTCTTCGAACTTATCTTCAATTTCTTTGATTAAATTTTTCATTTGAATACCCTCTTTAGTTCATTATGAAGTTCGGTGTACCTTAACAATGATAAGATTTGAGATTCTGTAATTACCTTAGATACTTTTACCTTAGATATTAATTTTACAACTTCGTTTACCTTAATCTTAGTAATCTTATCTGTAACTTTAATATCTTTAATGTTTTTTGATAAAGAATTACATTCTCTTATCACAAATTTCTTTAGTTTTGCAGAATTATCAACTGAATTGATATATTCTCTAAGAATATCTTGCTGTTTTTCAGTTAGTGTAGTGTATTTGTTGTTGAAATTCTCAACTAACATCTTCCATGCTAATAATCTAACTTCTTTTGGTTGTTTAGAATACTCTTCGTTAATAGTAGATACAACTTTATCTGTAGATTTACTATTGTTTGATAAAGATTCTAATAATGTAGATTTACATTCAATATATTCTTTTGGGTTATCTGAATTAGTATGTTCAAATAACTTATATATAGATGCGTTCTCTTTATAGTTAGTTACTCTATAGTTAAAGAAGTCCTCTAATACAAAATTCTTTTTAATAGATTTGATTAAATTATACTTCTGCTTATTAAGAGTAGTTTCATTTAGTTTTTTACGTTCACTTAGAATAATGTTTACAAATTCAGATGCTTTATACTCTGAATTGAATGATTCCTCTACTAACGCTTTATACAGTTTAAGTTCTTTTGCTAACTCTGTACTTTTCCCAAAATGCTCCCTTATAGTATAAGTAGCTTTAGAATCTCTGTTGTTTAACGTATCAGTACTAATCTGGCGCACTAATAATTCAAATAGAATTCCTGTGTTTTTGTACTTACTATGTTTTAATTTTTTCATTGTGTTCCTCATCGTTTTGGATAAAAGTAACTATGTATTTTGTTTATAAATATAATATTTTAGATTTTCTAAAGCATAAAAAAAGTGCAGACACTGCCTGCACTTTATATTATCTATTTAATTATTACTAAAAGTCAAAGTCGTCAAACGCACTATCATTTAAGTCAGACTTAACAGACCCAATATTATATGAGTCAATTTCTGTTTCCTGTGGTGCATTTTGTGTTCCCTTTGATGATGTCCATGCGTTAATCCAATTGATTGGGTTTTTGATTTTCTCAAATATAGGTTCTAAACCTAACACTTTCATTCTTTGGTTAGTTAGATACTTCATATATCTTTTAAGAATCTCTGCATTTAATCCTAACATTGAACCATCTTTGAATAGATACTCAGCCCATTCCATTTCTTCTTCAGCTGCATTTCTAAACATTTCAATTACCATTGGTTCACATTCCTTAATAACATCTTGAAATCCTTCATCTTCATTCTTTCTCAAATCATTTAATAACTTTTGAGTAAATCCTAAATGTAAGTTTTCATCTTTGTTGATTAGAGAGATGATTTTTGAGTTTCCTTCCATCTTACCATTTTGTGCAAATGCGTAAGAACAAGCAAACGATACGTAGAATCTAATACCTTCTAAGATGTTGATAGACATTAGAGTTAAGTATAACTTCTTTCTCCTTTCTTCAATACTCTCACCCAAAGAATTAATCATATCATCATAATACTTTGTTACAGATACTGTTCTCTTAACAATTTGTTCATCATTTAAGATGTTATCAAATACTTCAGCAGGTGCTGCATATACATTCTTAATAATAAATGTGTATGAATATGAATGAATTGTCTCAAACATTGCCCACGCTGAACAAAAAGCCTCAATCTCTGGATTAGATAGGTCTTCAGTTAAATGAGGAATACCTCTACTTTGTACACTATCTAATAAAATCTGATACTTTAAGTTTGATGTGAAGATAAACTTTTCGTTATCTGTCATCTCTTTATAATCTAATCTATCTTTTGATAAATCTACCTCTTCGGGTAACCAATAAGAATTGAGTTGTTTTTTGAAAAACTCAAAATAGACAGGGTACCTAAACTTATCATATCTCTCTAAGTTAAGGCTCTCACCAAAGAACACAGGTTCCTTAGTGAAATCCACATCTGGATTTAGATTTACTAAACTTCTTTTCTCTCCTACTAATTTTTCTATCGTTTCGTTCATTTCTATGTTTTTTACTAATTTACAAACAAATACTCATAAAATCAAATTGCACATGCCCCAGACTCACAATCATCCTCCAATTCAGCCATAGCTGGTTGTTGACTATTGTTACTTACCATATCCTCTAACTTATCTGACTTATAGTCTTTTGAGTTAGCGTAATAGATTTGTTTTCCTCCAAACTTATAGAAGTTTAGAATGTCTTTAGCTACTACAGATATCGGTAAGTTATTACCTTCATATTGTCTAGGATCATAATAATGGTTTACTGAAATACCTTGATCGAAATACTTTTGTATTACAGATACAATGTTATTCATTGCGTTATTATCAAATGTCCAAGCGAATTGATATTTGTTTTTATATTTCGCCACTTCTGGTACTACTACTGGAAGTGGTGCTCCACTCTTAGATTTCTTTGTTGTGATTAAAGTTCTAGGTGCTTCAATACCATTTGTTGATGATGAAACAACAGATGAACTCTCACAAGGCATCTGAGCGGTTAGTGTTGAGTTTCTCATTCCAAACTCTAAAACATCTCTTCTAAGTCTTTCCCAATCTTTTGATAACTCTCTATCTACAATCTTATCCACATTTTTGTTGTAGTGATCAATTGGTAGTAACCCTTTTGAATATTTTGTTCTATCGAACCATTCACAAGGTCCTTCTTCTTTTGCAACTTCTACAGAAGCCTTAATTAGATAGTATTGAATATTCTCAAATAACTCATCAATCTTCTCTAATGAAGCTGGGTCGTCATATGATAAACCATTCTTAACCATCCAATATGCAAAATTAGTAACACCTACACCGATACTTCTTCTCTTTAACATCTTTCTAGCGGCTGCCATAGGATATTCTTGATAACTAATAACACTATCTAATCCTCTTACGATGTATTCACATACAACCTCTAATTCATCTAAGTTTTTAATTGTCCCTAAGTTTATTGCTGCTAATACACATAGAGCAATTTCTGCGTCTGTATCATCCCCATCATCTATATGTGATAGTGGTGTTGTCGGTAAATTAATCTCAGTACAAAGATTTGACATATTGATTTTGTCTGTAAATGATGAGTGATCATTTGCATTGTCTATATTCATAATATAGATTCTACCTGTCTCAACTCTTTCTTGTATCAATAAATCCATCATTTCTCTAGCACTTATTTCTCTTCTAGGGATTGTTGTGTCAGCCTCAAACTGCTCATATAACTCATCAAACTCATCATTACGACCAAAAGCTTCATATAAGCCTGGTACGTCTGATGGTGAGAATAATGAAATTACTTTGTTCTCAACAAATCTCTTATAGAATAATCTACTGAACTGAATTGCGTGATCCATTCTTCTAACTCTATTTAATTCATTACCTCTATTGTTTTTCAATACAATAATGTCTTCAACCTCTAAGTGCCAGAAAGGATAGTAAGCCGTAGCTGCACCCCCTCTAATACCACCTTGTGAACAAGACTTAACTGTACCTTCAAACATCTTTAGAAATGGAATGATACCAGTATGAACGGCTTCACCATCTCTAATCTTAGAACCAATACCTCTTAAACGGAAGTTTAGTCCAATACCTGCTCTTTTAGAGATATATTTACCAACTGCTGTGTTTGAGTTGAATATTGAATCCAAATCATCTGCCACATCTATCAATACACATGAAGAGTATTGTCTTGTTGGTGTTCTTACTCCAGCAACAATTGGTGTTGGTAGAGATATCTTATGAGTAGATATTAAATCATAGAACGTTTTAATCTTTTTTAATCTTTCTTTTGTATCGCCCTTTGCAAATAAAGTCATTGCAATTAACATATACATAAATTGTGGTGTCTCATAAACAACATCAGTCTTTCTATCTTTAATTAGATACTTATCAACCAATTGTTGTAATCCACCATAAGTTAATTCCTCATCTCTATCGTGTTTGATATAACTTTCAATCTTATCAAAGTCATATCCACTATAATGATTAAGGATATCTGCATCATATACACCTCTTTCTACATTAAGCTTAACAAAATCTTTTAATCTAGGGAAACTTCTGTATGTATTGAAGATTTCCTTCCTTAATAGATAATTTAATAACTTACTAGCTACAAATTGATAATTAGGTCTATCCTCAGTTATCATATCTGCTGCTGATTGTACTAATACTTTATGTATTTGAGTTGTTGTGATACCATCAAATATTTGTAGGTGAGCATTCATAGCAACATCTGAGGAACTTACTCCTTTAATATCTTCTGCCGCCCATTCTAAGACTCTGTTAATCTTTTCATAATTAACAACCTCTTTCTCACCATTCCTTTTTACAACATTAATTTTTGACATCATAATATTTTTAATTTATTAATAAAACTTATTGCTTTTTCTTTTTGATCCTTTCGTCTCTCTTTTCCATAGCCTTAACAACCATATCCGATCTTCGTTTGTCCTCACCCTTCTCAAATTGTAAGAATGAAACATCACCAGTCTCTTCAGTGTCAATCTTTAAGGAACCATTATCAAAAATAATATCTTCGAATATAATTCCATCTTTTCCGAACCTAGATTTAAGTATCGCTAATGTTGCTCTACCTTCTTCTTTTTGTTCTAATGTCTTAGCAACTGACATAATAAAGTGTCCAATCTGTCCTTTCTTAATTGAACCTCCAATCATATCCGCTTCAACAACATTTGCGCCGATGGAACTTCTATTACCTTGAATTGCTGTCCATCCTGCAATATTTAATTCAGCAATCATAGTCTCAAATTGCCTCATAATTGGTCCTTCACCAGAATAGTCATCCTTAAATTGTTTTGTACTCTCAACACAATCAATATAATCTAAAAATATTACATCTGGCTTCATTCCAGTTGAAATTAATTTTCTTAAATATTGTTTAATGTTAGGTATTGTTGTACCATCACTCGGCATCTTTTTAAGGATTAACTTTCCTTTTCTTTCCTTAAACCCTTCAATTGTTTTTCTAACATCGTCTTTTCTCTCTGTTAAATCATTCAATGGTATCTCAGTCCAACAAGTAAAATGTTTTCTTTGGATTACCTTTGGGTTATCCTCAAAAAATATTTGTACTACATTATACCCCAAATTATATGCGGTATTTGCCATTCTTGTTACCAATGTAGTTTTACCTACACCGAATGGGGCAAGAATAACCCCTAATTCTCCTTTTGATAATCCACCATCCATTAGATTATCTAAACCTACTAATCCTGTTGGGATTGGTTTTCTGAAGTCATCAGATAACACATCCTCAATAGCGTGAAACACATCTATACCACCATCAGATTCAGAACCAACAGAAAGAGCTTCTTTCATTATTTCTTCACACTCATCATACTTATCAAAATCACCTGAATCTAATATCTTCTGAATTTTTTGTGTGGCTTTTTTTAACTCTTGCTGTTTGCAAAACTGAACTGCTGTGTCTTGTATATGTAAACAATCTTTATCATCACTCTTTTGTATTTCCCTAATCATCGCAATTGCTGATTCTTTAGCAATTTCCCTTTTAATATCCTTATTCACCACTTGTTGTAGTGTATCGTAGGTTGGGATAGTTTCATACTTTTCGTGATAGTCTTTAACACTTGCAACTAATAACCTTAGATATTCATTGTCAAAGTATTGTGGATCGAGAATCTCAATAATAGTCTCAGAGAACTTACCATCCTCCATAACTTGTTTAGCCAACTTCACCTGAAAACTATAACCTAAAAACCCTAAATTCTTACTCTCTTTTTTTGACATAATTTGAAAATCTTTGTAATTAATAAATATCTGTTAAAGCGCGATTCCCGCGTATTCTGTAGTTAATTTTTTACTACTTAACGTTTTCTGTATCTTAGAGATAATTCCTGGAATTAGTTTTCTAATATCTACATCGTATCTAACTTTTGGTGGATACCAATTTCCACTAAATTGTTTTTGTGCAACAATGTTTCCATGAACTTTAATCTCAAAAGTGAAAACATCTTCGTCCTCAAATAAGTCTTTTGCAACTATATCTTCTTCGGTTTGTGCTACATAAGGGTTGTAATACCTATATAAGTAGTCTTCTGCTTTAGATCTAAACTGATCTTGTATCATCCCTACTGCATCATCAATACACTCTTTGATATCCATTGATTTTAATGCCTTTGGGTTATACCCTCTTACGTTAAAGTTTCTACCTACGATTGGTCTTTCATTTCCGTTAATTCTTAAATAAAACTCGAACGGAAGGCTTTCATAATTTTTCTTACTCATAATGTTAAATTAATTTGTTTGATTAAAATACTTTTTTTCTTTTTTGATAATACTTAGAAAAGGTCTCAAATATTCAATGTAACCATCTCTACCACCCGGAATTGCCATAACAAATCCATCCTCCAACATCATCTTTAATACATTCTTTGTATTTCTGTCTTCGGGGTCTACTGGTGAGTCGATAATAGTTTCTAAATTTTCTACACACTCTTCTGTAATAATCGGTTTTTTAAGGTTAATAATTTTTTTGTTAATTTCAAATAATCTTTCTTTTTGTGATCCATCTGTTACACCATTTAATATGTTGTCTAACGTTTTTAATCTTTTCTTTCTTTCACTTTGTATTGTCTCAATCTTATTGAATATTTCATCTAATGTCAATTTTTTATCAGCCAATTCGGGGAAATACTTCAATAAAGTTTTTTCTTTAACTCCCTTCACCCCTTTAATGTTATCACTAGCATCTCCAGTAATAATTTTTATAAGTGCTGAATTCTCTTGATGATGATCAAAATACTCTTTATAGTTGTTCTTAGAGACTATCTTTCTTTTGTTAAGAACATATATCGCAACCCTATCACCAATCAACTGACACATATCCCTGTCATTTGTAAGGATAACTATTTTCTCATCTTCTTTTACCTGATTACAATAGTAAGCAATACAATCATCTGCTTCACAAACTTCATCCTCATATTGTCTAAGGAATAATTCTTCAGCATATAACTTAACTCTTTCTTTTTGAATAAATAACTCTGGTTCTTTAGGTTCAGATTGGTTGTAGAAGTCCTTATCTCTGTTTTGTTTGTATTCTGGATAGATATCATATCTTAATCTACCACTGAATTGCCCATCCCAAAAAATAAAAACTCTGTCAAACCTATTCTCTGTAATAACCTTTCTCAAAAGTGAAAAGAACTGAAAAAGACCCCCAATATGTTCCCCATTATAATAAAGGTTAGATGCTCCGTGATATGCAGTTTTAATCAACGCATCTCCATCCACCAATAATGTATGCTTATATCTTTTTTTGTTCTTTAAGGGTCTTCCCACTTCTCATTATATTAAATGGTTAAAAATAGAAATATTAATCATCGGAATAATCTACAGCAGATTCAATAACATTGTCTTCCTCAACACCAAATTCCACAGCTTCTGCGGTAGTGTCAAAAACATTAGCCCAATATTCCTTATGTTCGGCTTTGTAGTCATCTATTGCTTTCTTATCATCCTCAATAAATCCGTGCGTAGTAGCTAGTAACCTACAATCAGCATATCCCAAACCATTCATATGGTTTTTATGGATACCAACTTTTGTTCTGATAGCAAAGTTTACCTTTCTACCTTTGTTGGTTGCCGATAATTTAGATACACCAGCACTCTTTTGATTTCCATACAAGAATACTAAAGAACAGGACAGATAAATTGATTGTCCTCCTTTAGGTTGTATTCTAGGTTGTGAAAATGGATTATCTGGTAACTCAACCCATGGTTGATTAACAAATATCATTGTATTGGTATAAGGGCTACTCTCTTTACGAGATGATGTAATCCTTTGTGCCATACCCATTCCCCACTTCTCAGAAATAATTCTTGCGGTGTGTTGGTTTCCTCCTTTTCCATTGAAAGACATTTCACAAGGAATTGTCCCAATAGAATCCCATAAGAAAACTATATCATGTGGAATATCACCGTTCTTCTGTGCGTTTAATACTTCAGTTACATATTCGAATGCTTGTTCTATATAATCAAAACCTAATTTGTATAATAAGAACCCATCCCAATAAGCGTTAGTCTCACCTGTTTCTTCATCTACTTCCTCAACATAGTCTGTTTCAAGCCCCATCATCTTTGCGTGCTCAAAACTCCACTTCTGTTCTGTAATAATGAAAACAGGTAAAATACCTTTTTTCTGAGCGTCTACCGCTGCTTGTATCATTGCAGTGGTTTTACCCGTATCTGAATGTCCTAAAAACATATTGATTTGTCCCATAGCAGGTCCTGGTATACCAGTCGCTTTTTGGAAAGCTTCTCCCAGGTCAAAGTATTTTTGTTCTTTATACTTATCACTGGAAGAGAACTTTTTCCTTATAGACGAAAAATCAGTAGTTTTTTTCTTTAATGGTTTCTTTGCCATAATAGTCTAATTTAAAATGGTAATTCATCATCACTATCTTCAGAATCTAATGATACTGCCTCAACCTCTAATTCCTTTTCGTCCTCATTGGTTAAACCATCCATCATATTGATTTCTTCTTCTAAAGATGCGGTTTCTTTTTCTTCTTTGTCTTCCTCAGCGACATACTTCTTTAACTCTGAATCCCAAACTGGTGTCTTTTGCTCAGCAACAATATTCACAAACTCAACAGGTTTAACTGAATATACATCTCTCCATGTCTCTTCGTTTGACATCCACTCTTTTGCTTCTGGTGACTTAGGGTCAGTCAATACTGAAGGGTCTTCAGCCATAATGCTTGTTACAACACTCCAACCTTTATCGTTTCTTGTCGTTGTAATAACAATATCTCTTCCTTCTCTAGGATCCATAATGTTTCCTCTTTTCTTTAGAATAGGAATAAGTTTGTCCATAACACCATCTCCAGTGTATTTGTGCTTAAATCTCCAGAACTTAACTCCGTGATCTTCGTTATCTCTGTCAATTCCTTTTACTACATAATACTTTCTTGCAGTATATGATGAAGCCATAGCTTTCGCTTTTTTACTTCCATCTTCGTACAATGCATCTTTAGCATCACATAATTTACAATCACCACCATCGTTTAACTTTGTACAATGAATCTTTTCATACTTACCATTTACGTTCATTTCATGATAATAAACCTCTACGAATGGAGACTTTGTAGGGTCATTCGATGGTAGAATCCTAAAAGTCTTCTCTGCACTTTTTTTGACCTTGTCTTAACTTCTCAGTGAAGTACTTTTTTAGTCTCTCTTCATTAGAAACCTTTGGTTTACTTCCTCCCCCTCTTTCGCTATTCTTCTCATATTGAGATAGAATTGCATCTAACGGATTAATTTCTTCTTTCGCCATTTAACTCTTTTTTAATTTGTAAAATAATTTAATATACTCAATATTAGTCACGTTTTTATTAAAAGTCAAATCCCCTAAAAACAAA